TATCCAACAACTTCGTTCACAGTTGAACTCAGTCAAGGTGGATGGTGCATTGTTGAACAGTGCTTCCAAACACAAGGCCATAAACCCGGATCAGGTCGTGAGACTTGTGAAGGACAGGGTCAGATTGAACGACGCTGGTGATGTTGAAGTCATTGGAGACAATGGCGCACCAAGATACACTGAATCTGGAGAACTGATGCAACCTGATCAATTCATACAGGAGTTCTTATCCGAGAACACGCATTTCGTCCAAGCCGGACCCAGTGGATCAGGCGCAACATCAAACACCAACGCCAAGTCAGTGCAGGAAATAGATATCTCGAAACTGGATATGAATGATCCAGAACAGAGAAGGATCTACAAGGAGGCGGTTGCCAAGCAATCACCCCGAGCAAAGTTCTTCTAAATTAAACAACTACAAAGGAGAATAGCAAAATGGCTATCAATACTACAAGTACGCACGGTGCTTTGTTATCGAACATTCTTCAATCTGCACAGTTCACTGCCGCAGAGAGATCAATCGCCGCTAACTTGGTTACAGTGTATGACATGACAGGAACACCTGGCTTAACAGCACAGATCCCTGTATACCCAACAGTGTCTGCTTCAGGTCTAACTGAAGGCACGGACATCACGGCACAGACAAGTGTTAACCCAGCGTCAGTTACAGTTACAGCATCAGAGATTGGTGTTAGAGCTGACCTTACTGACCTATTAAGAGAGAGTTCAACTGACAACGTTGCTCAATCAGTGGGCCAGATACTTGGCGCGGCAATCGGAGAGAAAGTTGACGCAGACGTTTTCGATCAATTCGATTCTTTCACAACAAACAGATTAGGAACAGGTGGAACGGACCTTACTCCAGATTTAATCTTACAAGCAGTGTACAAGTTAAGAGCCCAAAACGCTCCAACTGATGCTGACGGAGATTACTATGGTGTGTTCGCTCCAGCGGCTATCCACAACGTTGCTAAAGTTTTAACATCATCTGGATACGCTTCAGGTGGCGCGACTGCTTTATCAAACGCGGGTAATTCTTTATTATCTTCATCTGCTTACCTAGGTAGAATCTACAACGTTAAGTTGTTCATGACTACTGCGGTAGACGTTGACTCTGCTAACGATTCAATTGGTGGTGTATTCTCACCAATGGCGATGGCACACGTTGTTAAGAGACCAATCGTTGTAAGAGAACAGTACGATGCTTCATTAAGAAGCACTGAGTACGTTGCTACTACGGCTAGAGGTAACTCTATCATCAAAGAGCAATACGGTTGCAGAATCAAATCTGAAAGTTTAGTAGACTAATTTTAGGAGACTAGACCCCTCTTGGAAAGGGCCTTCGGGCCCTTTCCTTTTATGTGTTATTAATATCAAGATCACAACGCAATAAATAACATTGTTCAGAAGGACTGGACAGAACCATTACAGGAGGACTCAAATGGCCAACATGAGCACAGACTCAGACTTACTTGAATACGAGCCGGACATCCAAAACTTCGGCATACAATCATTCACAGACCTACACACCAAGACGACCAACGATCTACTAAGGAAGTTGCGTATTGATTGGTGGCCTAGAGCGACCTATGGAAGATACGACATCACCACGGGCACAAACACGGAGATGGACAACAACCTGTTGACCTACAGCCAATTCACACAAGCGGCTGTGTACCATGTGTTAGCGGAGTACATATATCCAAGGTTATCAACGTTCTCTCCAGATGGAGATGTGTTCAGGGAGAAGATGATGTATTACAAAGAGAAATTTTCAACAACCTTCCAAGAGATATTAAAGGATGGAGTAGAATACGATTACGATTCAAGTGGTACCATAGAAAATTCAGAGAAACAGGCTACACACTTCAATCGACTCGTTAGATAACGATGAGTGCGAGAGAGCAGATAGCGGAAGACATCCGAGAACAACTGATCAACATGTCAGACCCAGCGCCTGGCACTGTGACCAGGGAGTTCTTTGACTTCGAGAAACTGGCCATAACACAGTATCCGGCCATTCTCATAGTGACCGGCAACGAGGAGAGGACCGACGTATCACTGTCAGAGCGACAGGGCATACTGCAGGTTGAACTGAGATGTTTCGTGCGTGGCAATGAACTTGACACCAAACGGAACCAACTGATCGAGGTGATCGAACAGACACTAGAGGGATCAAGGGGTAGGAATCTAACAACAGACAAGGACGCCACACACTACGTGGAGACACGGGTGACCAACGTGGAAGTCATAGAACGTAATCCACCGATAGGACAGGTCATAGTGACCGTGGAGGTGGAATACATGTACAAGAGGGGTAATCCATAATGAGAGAGATGTACGACGAACAAGGGAATTCACAATTGGTCCCGGATCAACAGGTCCAGGAGAAGTTGAGATCAGGTTGGGTGTTTTTTAAAAAACCTGTGATCGCCAGCAAGAAGGTGATCAACAAAAACATTACGAAGACTAAAACAACAACAAGACCGAGAGCCACTATGCGTATAACCAAGGCAGAGGCGGAGGTCATAAAATCCATTAAGGAGGACAACTAATGGCAAATAATACAACTGCATACGCAGGCACATCAGGTGTGGCCAAGTTCGATGTTGGTGGCTCCGCTACTACTATCGCATCAGTCATATCATTCACACTAACAAACACGGGTGATGTCATCGAGACATCAGCAATGGGCACTACGGCAAGGACATACGTGCCAGGCCTAACCAACGCGACAGCATCAATGAGTTTATACTTCGTTGACGGTGATGCGGCCCAGGCGGCGCTACAGACAGCACCGGGATCAGCGGCGGCTACAATCGAATTGTATCCATCAGGTGAGACAACAGGTCAGAAACTATCAGGCGAAATGATCGTTACTTCATTTGAAGTTTCGGCGGCCAATGATGGTGCCGTGACCGCGGAAGTGTCAGGACAAATTACAGGAGCGGTTACAGTAACCAACCTATAATGACAAGAGTTATCTTTAACGGCGACAGCATTACTTTCATAGGTATCGATGTTGCCGTTCTAGATAGGAGTAAAAAATGAAGATAATTTTTAAACCATTATTGCTTACGAAGTCCTTGAAAAAAGGCATTGAAAAACAAATAGAGCAAGTGAGTGACAAATTACTTCAAGAGGTCAAACGTAGATCACCAGTGCGTTCAGGCCTGTTCAAGAACAGTTGGCGTATGAAGGGCAGTGGCACAAAACGTACCATTTCAAACCCACAACCATACGGACACGCACTTGAGCACGGCAGGAGCAGTCAAGCACGGGATGGTGTCGTTGGACCAAGTTTAAAAACAATAAAGACATAACAGGAGATATAACATGAGTATAATGGACAAAATAGGGAAACACTACCAGTCAAGTATTGGTGGTGAAATGAAGAAGATACACGTGGAGGAATGGGACACTGACATTTATTGCAGGACAACATATCCACTCAAAGACGAGGCCAAGGTGATGGAACTGCAGGCGGCAGGTAAAACTATCGAGGCGGTCGTTGAGAGTATAGTTGTAAAAGCCAGGGACAAAGATGGCAAACGATTATTCCATGACGCAGACAGGATTAAATTGATGCACGAAGCGGATCCACTGGTTGTGGTGAAGGTTGGTACAGCAATCAACAATGCGAAAATTTCCGCAGATCAGGAAACAATCGCAAAGGAATAAAATCCAATGTTGAACTCCGGTTTGTAATAATACTGGCCGATAGACTCAAAAAGTCTATTGAAGAGATATTGCAAATGTCAACATTGGAATTAGAACTGTGGTCCGGATATTTTTTGTTCGAACACAAAGAAAGTAAAACAACCATGGGTGGCCAAAAGCCTCCTATGCCAACAAGGAGACGTAGCTAATGGCTGATGCGAGACAGAAACTAGTAATAGATGTAGTTGCGAAGAACACCGCGGCTTTGGGCGGGGTTGCGGCTGGACTGAATAGCGTAAAAGCATCAGCACTCGGCGCCGGTGCGGCATTGAGGACATTGGGACCACTACTTGCTGTGCTTGTTACAGGTAAGGTGATCAAAGACATAGTAACCACCAATGCGAGATTTGAAGACTTAAGGACAACCTTGAGCACAGTGGCCGGATCCGCACAAGGTGGTGCAAAAGCATTTGACCAAATCAGCAAATTCGCAACCAAGACACAGTTTGGCGTTGAAGACCTTACAACCACATACATCAAATTAGCAACATCTGGAATAGAACCAACAGAAAAATTATTGACAACATTCTCCAATGCGGCGGCCGTGACCACAGATCAGGTTGGTACGTTAGGCGCACTGACAGATGTGTACACGAGGTCATTGGCATCAGGTCAAGTTGAACTACAAGAGTTTGACAAGTTACAAGACAGGGGACTGCCTGTTTATGACATCCTCAAACAGAAATTGGGTGTAACCAGGAACGAATTAGGCAAATTCAGTAAAGAGACCGGTAACACTGAATTGATTTTAAGAACACTGTCAGAGACCATTGAAGAACGTTATGGTGATGCCACAGCAAACCTACTACAGAACACATCAACAAAATTCAGTAACCTAGGCATCGCACTCAAGAATGTTGCGGACAGGATGGGAAATGAATTCAGTCCATCATTCAAAGACGGCATAGACCAAGTCACGGAATTCGTTGAAGCAAACGAAGACCTAATGGCGGGTCTGGGCACGTTCATCGGTAGCACGATCGGATTGGTTGTCAAGCACATGGGTCAAGTGATCAAAATATTCTTCAAGGCAGTGGGTCAGGTAAGTGATTTGTACAATG